CGTCGCCAAGCTTAAACCTAGCGCCAGCATATCTACCAATCAATACCCATTGTTTTTCTTGGCACCAGGGGGTATCGCCAAATTTGTTCCTGTCTGCGTAACAAAGAGGACCCATTTTAACCACGTAAGCTACTACGGTGGCTAAAGATTCTCTCTCTACAGTTTCTTTTGCTAGAACTATACCGCCTTTTGTTACTGCTTTGCCTTTGTATGGCAGTATCAGTAATCGCCAACCTGTCGGTTGCGGCATGCGTTCTAAGTATGATTTTTCTAATAATGTTGGATCTAAAACACGGTCATCGGATTTGACGTATGCTTGATCTAATTCTGATTTATCACCCTCTGGTTGCTCTTGCTTTTCAGCCTCTACCTCTCTTGCGATATGATCAGGTACCAGTACCTCTTTCATCGTTTTGTATACTCCTTTCTAGCAACACCCTTAATTCTTGTTCTACGTCTTCGAGGGCATTGTAACGACCACGTAGATATGTATATTCTTGGAAGTCTTTGGCTCCATTTAGAATTAAATCTTCAAGCGATTCTTTTTTTTCTTTGAGAATCTTTTGAAGCTGTTCAGCCAGCCAAATTAAATCCATTAATAAACACCAGAAAACTTACCGCCAAATTCAGCAGCACCCATTCCTCTTGCTTTACCTTTACCCATACCTGGTTTTGGTGTGGTGCTGGCTTCAAAGGACTCTGCTTTTTTTGTTTGCAAAGTGCCTTTATTAGAGTAGGACTGTTTGCCATCTAATACCTTTGGTGTTTTCTGTTGACTTACTTCTGTTCTGTCTATCATATTTAAAGTTCCCTTAATCCAAGATCAATTAATTTTAGTTCCTTTTGTTGGTCAAGTCTATCCCTGGTAGTATCGTCCTTCATTTCGGCTATATCACGTTGAGCATCAATTCGCTCTCTATCTATCTGATCTTGTCTAGCTTGATCTAACGCTCTTTGTTCCTCACGCTGCATAAACTGTTGTTGCTCTTGATTTAACTGTTGTCCTTTCAAAGCAAGTTCTTGCTTTCTGATAGTCACTAGAGGATCCTCTTCTTGAGGCGTACCTATCTGTTGCGAGAACTGGATGACAAGTTCTGACATGATTGGTGAACTAAATTGAGCCAGTATGTTTTGAGCTTGCGCTTGTAATTGTTGCGCTTCAACTGGTGGTACTTGCTGCGCCTGTTGTTGCAACTGTTGAAACTGTTGCATAGCTTCGGGTGGCATTTGTTGTTGCGCGATTATGTCTGCTTTCATCTGCAAGTGTTGCATACAATGCGAAATTATATTGGCTTGTACCTGCGCGTTTGTTTGAACAGGTTGTAGACTTAGTAAGCTTACGTGGGCTGCAATATGAGCATCGTGGTTTTGTTCTGGAAATGCTTGAGCTGTACCGCCCATCATCAGAGTGCTATTTTCCATACCCGCCTCCATCGCGGGAGGCTGTGAGGGAGGCGGTGGAAGAAGCAGTTGATCGATGTTGTCTACTCCTAGAGAAGCATACATTCTGCGATATGCCTCGTAGACACCACCTGGCCCATGTATTTGTGGATTAGATTGGACCAACTGCATCATTTCTTGGGCCATAACTATTCTTTGGCTAGTTGAAAAGATGTCTGGATTGCTAACTGGGTATATATCTATTCGCCCGTCAAAATCGCTCTGCTTGACCTCGTTGATACCCCCAGAGACCAAGTAAGGGTAAGTAGGAGGTAAGCTTTGGGCGAATATATCAGATAGCAACCCAAACTCTTTTCGTTGCGCGTTATGTAAACGCTTATGTATTGCACTTAAAACTTTGGTTGATTTTTCCATCAAAGCCAAAGTTGTACCAACTGGTGCTTGTGAATTACCTTCGCCAACAGCTATTTCAGCTATTGATGCAAATCTTTGTCCTGATTGAACCAGTAATCCTAGAAGCGATAACAAGGTACCGCTAGGTTCTTTGAATGGTAATGGTTGTATAGCATCTCGCAAAGAGCCTGCTGGCGCATCCACGTCCCTGAACTCACCAGGTTGAATGGGTTCATCTTCATTACGTATACGGATGCCTCGAGTCTTAAAACCAGCAGGCAAATTGGAAAGCGTTCCAGCATCTATTAGTTGTCGGAGGATAGATGTGGAAGCTTTGGATAACCCACCGATCATGTGAGTCAATCCGAAACCGTAGAAACCTAAACCTGGCAAAAATTTAAAGTGAACAAAATATTCAATCTTGTTCTTCATCGGATCGTCAGCGTTAAAATTTCTTCTGATAGATAAAATGTTTTCAGTCGTAGAATCTATAGTAACGATGTAAGGAAGTTTTACCCCAGTCTCTTCACCATTTTCGTCAACATCCTCAAAACCTTCTAAGTCTAAATTACAGTGAACTTCGTACAATACACATACTTCGTCACTACCAGCAGAAGGTTCTATACCTTCTAATTTCTCTTTCTCCGTATCCAAAGAGGAATAACTGTTTGGCTCCTCACCAGGCTCCAAATTTGTTCTTTTGTAAAAACCAATAGCTTGTAGTTTTCTTACGTCGTTTTCTGGCATCTTAATGAGATGCGTAATACGAGGGCAAGATTCTAAGTCAGTCGTATAGTAAGGCACTATTAAATCTTCAGGTGCTACAAACTTAGATACAGGTCTTTGTAGGTTTTCGTCGTAATAAACTTTCTTAAATGCAGATCCAGCCAACGGCAGATAAAACAACATCTGGTCTAAATCTTCATCGTACTCCTCCATAACGTGTACGATCTGGTAATTCATAAACTCTCGAACACGTTGCGCTTGTTCTTCTATTGTAGAGTCATACGCACCCACGACTTGAGTTTTTACGGGACCACCAGCGGGTAGAAGCTCTTTATACGCTTGCGCTTGGAATTGCGTTACAGCCTCTCCGAGTAACGGGTGTATTACGCCGCTGGCGCCCTCAAAAGGTTCGGAACGAGTTTCATCAAAACGCATCCCCAGATATTTCAAACCATCGGTATAAGTTTTTTCCCAGTCTTCTCGGGATGAGCGGTCATCTTCGATACTACCTACTAAATCTATATATATTCGAGCAAGCTCGCTTGGCGGTAGTATTTCAGCTAAATTTTCACCAAACTCTGATGTCATAACCATTTCTGGTGCTGGTCCTAGTAAGGCGGAGCCGTCGGGTTGTATTTCTACGTCGCGCTCTTGAAAATCCTCTAGTACATCTATTATATCTTCTTCCGCACCGTCACCAATTACGGTAGTTGTCATATCTTCATCTACGGGGCTTGCCAAGTCAGGTGTTAGTCTCTCTATAGCCATTAATAATAAATCCTCTGTCTTACTCCCATATCATCGTCGTCGTAGTCGGAAGCTAAACTCAAAAAGCCACCTTCTCTGAACCGCATGATCGCTTGCGTCATAGTATCACATAAGTCATCATTTTTACCAAAGGGGAAGGAAGCGCACTCCTCTATCATCTCTTCTGCAAACATGCGATTGGGTGCGTACACCATACCCGCTTCAAAGACTGGCGCGACTGAGTGCATACGAGTTGTCTTATCATGGCCTCGCGTTGGCGAGTAGTTGACTACAGGTATGCCCATACGTCTAAGCTCTTGAGTCAAAGGTGTACCTGAAGCCTTGGCTTCAATCAGTACCATATCTGTCTCCCAGTAGTTGTACTCTCGCATGGCTATCTCTTTCAGTTCAGGAAAGTCCCAACGTCCCTTTTGACAATCCAAAAGAATAATAGAATCAGGTGCGTCATCAGATGGTCTAAATACGCCCCAAGTAGATATGGCTGAATAATCAGAAGTTTCTTTTCTTGAGAAAGCCGTATCGTAACTTTGCATAATATATTGCACGTTGGGTAAGCTGTCGTAATCCCAGCTTTGCCACCAGTCACGTTTTATAATTGAACCCTCCTCGGCTGTCGGATTTTGCATCCACTGGGCGTTCCATTTCATACCAGGCAAAGATGCCTTAACTTTTAATAATTCGTCTTCAGGCCAGAACTCGGGCCAGAGCGGTTTGTCTGTTTCAGGGAAAATGGCTGGGAACTCTATCACCTCCCACTGATCAGCAAGTGGTTCTTTTTGCGCTTCTAATAATTTAGCGGTCAAATCAATCGCACTCCACCTAGTCATCACAATAACGATAGATCCGTTTGGTTGTAAACGCTGTCTAGGACCAGAGGTGTACCACTCGTAGGCTGATTCTAGGGCAGATGGGCTAAGTGCGTCTTGCTCAGAATGTGGGTCGTCGATAATCAATAAATCGGCACCACGTCCCGTTACCGCTCCGCCTACACCTGCGGCGAAATACTCGCCACCTTTATTGGTTTCCCAACGCCCCGCAGATTTGTTGTCGGCTTGCAGTTTTACTTCTGGAAATATTTTTTTGTAATCGTCTTGATCCATCAAGTTACGCACTTTACGACCAAATCGTACGGCTAGTTCACCCGTATGCGTAGTCTGCATAATTTTCATCTTGGGCTGGAGTCCCATAATATAGGACGGAAAGAAAGTGGATGCGAACTCAGACTTAGTATGTCTAGGTGGCATATTCACAATCAAACGGCGGCACTTGCCTTCGGCGACTTCTTGGAGCTTTTCGGCGAAAACTTTATGGTGGCGCCCGCAGATAAACTCAGGCCAGATATGTTCTACGTAGTTGATAAAACTACTTTGGCATTTGTCTTGGAGTGCGTAGTTGTCTAATTTTTCTTTTAACATCAGAGCTTCTTTCAGCTCTGTCTCGGTCAAACTGGATAAATTCATCAGATCATTCTTTGATCATCGTAAAGAGGTTTGTCTACTGGACCGCCTCTTCTCAAACCTTTTTTATTATCTGAAATTAGTTCTTTAGGGGGTCCTTTGGGTAAATCTCCTAACTCAAGGTTATACTTAATAATCAAATCTTGTTCTGCTTTTGATAAATTTTCAACGTCGCTAAGATCCTCATCCATTAGGGCTTCAAATTCAGCTCTAGTCATAAACAATCCAGGTGCCATTTGTATCCTGCCCTTGGATTCTTGATACTCTATAAAGTCTTGTAGTAACGGCTGCGAAGTTGGTAACTTACCTGACCTATGAAGACTTTCAAAGTAACGCTCTCTACTACCTGGCGTTCCTGTTTTTGGTAAAGCGCTTAGTATACCCTCTGCTTCAGATTGTTTTTTTATTTGGGTTGGATTTAAAGTTTCACCTTCTTGTTGCATTTGGTTGTATTTAATAACCTCTGCCTCTGCTTCAGCTATCCTAGCAGCTTCTGCTTCTGTCATTTCACCTATACTTTTTCCAAATAAACTACTAATACCAGCTTGTCCTCTTTTACCCATAGGGTATAGGTTTATAAAGTTTTGTATAATTTTTTCACCTAGACTTGGAGAAGCTTCTAATAAAGCATCTTCTAGGTCCATTAGAGAGTCTCTAAAAGCCTCCTTTTCGGCCATCTCTGCTTGATAAGCACGTACGTCTGCTAATTTTTCTTGCTTAGAAAGGGGACCCTTATATTTGTCTACGCTAAAAGGACCCCTAGCTTGTCTTTCAGGATTGTCTTCGTATAACTCTTTACCGAGTTGTTTGATTAAAAGTTGGACTTCTTCAAGATTCATCTTGAGTGTCTTACATCATTTGCGATAATTCTGATTGTATAGGATCTTGGCCTTGCATTTGTTCAGCGATCATCATCATCACTTGCTGAATGTCTTCTTCGTCTAATCCCATTTCCATAAGCGCTTGAACAATTTGTTCTTCACTAGCGCCAGACTGGATCATCTCCATCACCATAGTCATAACTTGTTGTATGACCATCGCTTCTGGTTGTACGGATTGGATGTCTTCAAGGGCTTTATCAATTTCACTTTCTACTGCGCCGCCTTCAGCGAACTTGTCAGTTTTAGCTGCTATCTTCTCTACACCTTCTCTGCCTTTGGGTCCAGAGTCATACATAGCCTTCAAACCTTTCGGAAGTGCATCGACATCAACTTCGTCGCCTGCGGCAAAGCCTCTACTCATTTGGTCAGAATATCTTTCTTTTTCATTTTCAATCGCTTGCATAACTGGATCAGTAATTTTGTTCAGCCTTTCTTCTAAAGTCATAGTCCCCTCTTGTATACCCGTTTGTAATTTTGCCAACTGTCTACCTAAAGAACTTTTAGTAGGAAAAAACATTTGTTCTTGTTGCATAAGATTTCTTTCCATATCAGACATCGTTCTACCTGATTCATCCATATCAGACATCGTACGTCCTGCATCCATTTCAGATTGAAAGCCTATAACAACTCTGTTCACAAAATCTTGTATCGGCTGTCCTAGTTCTCTAGCAACTTCAACGGCTTCGTTTGCAACTTCTTCTATACTTTTTTGTACTTGAGCTGCGGCTTGACCTAATTTTTCTGGTTCAAATCCAGTTTGTCTACCTATTTCAAAAAGCCCTAGTCCACCTGCTGCTATTAGTCCTGGTTTACCAAGACTAGCTAAACCACGCATCCTAGATAAAGTTTTAGCTGGTAAGGTTAAAGAACTAGGTTTAGGAGTAGCTATAGTAGAGCGCGGGTTTTGCAAAACTCTATCTGCCATACCGCTCATACGACCAGGCATTGTCCTTCCAGTAACTTTACCTGCTACGTTTGTCGTACGACTAGGTATATTACGTTGAACATTCGGACCTGTTGTACCAGGTCTTCTACCAGAAGATACTTCATCTCCTCTTGCGTACATTTGGTTAGCCATATTCATTCTGTTCATACCCTTACCTCTTTTTATATTTTATAAAGTCGTTGCAGGCAGTCAAAATTATTATTTTTGGAGAAAGCGTGAACAAAGCTCATCTACCTGCAACTCCTTGCAAAAATTATAAGGGGAAAAGATAGTTTTTAACAAGGAAAAAAATAGGGTGGTTGAGATACCTTTGATTAAGTATTCATATTATTGTCTATAGTCTACTGTCTATATAGCCTATAAATTTAGGGGTACGAAGTTCTGCTTTTAGCGTCGCAGACCCGATTTTCCGACCTAAATAGAGTCCCATATCTCCATATATTTTCCAATTTACCGCTATATATCTGTATATATACCCAAATATCTCCCGATTTACGTCTATTTCTGCCTGTTTTTGCATATATTTGGGTGTTTTTATCTGTATTTGCACTCCCCTACCCCGATATATATACCCTTTTTTGCTATTTTAGACCCCCCTCTTCATATTTTAGATAAAAAAAAGGCAGGTTCTCCAAGCCTGCCTTTCACTCTACGGAGTTTGGTTATAAAAACCTGTATTTGTTCTCCCAATTATTAAGGATATCCAACATATCAAATTCGTTTAATAAAGGTTTCATTTGCTCACCTCCGTTTCTGATCCGCCTAGTATTGGACTTTCATATTTATTCATATTTTTTCTCCGTAAGTTATA